GGAATTGAAAAATGGCAAATAAAGATATTAAAATTCAGATAAAAGCGGTCAATAAAACCCGTCGGGCTTTTATGGCTGTTACCGCTGGATTAGGTGGTATCGCCAAAGCCGCATTTTCAATGAAAACAGCCATTGGTTTGGCAGCCGGTGCCCTGGGTATTGGTTTTCTTATTAAGCGATCAATGGACGCAACGGACGAACTAGCAAAAACAGCCAGGGCGATTGGTTTGTCTGTAACTGAATTGCAGCGGTTCCAATATGCGGCCGAATTGGGCGGCGTGGAAAGCAAGGCGCTTAACAAAGCCATGCAAAAGCTAGCCATAAATATATCCGATGTGGCTGGCGGCACGGGCGAAGCAAAAGACGCGTTTGAGCGTTACGGCATATCTGCAAAAAATGCCGATGGTTCGACCAGGAGCGTTTCCGATGTTATGGGCCAGGCGGCAACCGCCCTGGAGGGAATGACCAACAAAACCGACAGGGCATCATTTGTTTATGACCTATTCGGGGCGCGTGGAGCCAAAGTAATTAATATGCTCCAGGATGGCAAAGCCGCCATGGAAGCCATGAAAGCCGAGGCCGATAGATTGGGCCTAGTAATGTCGGGCGCGCTTATCCAGGGCGTTGAGGACGCTAACGACGCGATTTTGCGTTTAACGTCATACCTAGGCAACGTGTTTAACCGGGTGGTCGCGTCCCTAGCGCCAATTATTACCGAAGCCACAGACGCTTTGCGTAATTTTGTCGAAATGAAAATTAATGATTCCGGTGGTATAGCTCAGTTTTCGCGTGACATTGCCGTAAATATTGTAAAAGCCGCCCGGTCAATTGTTCAGGCATTTGGTGCGATCACCAATTCGATTATCGGTTTTTCTAACGCCATTGGAAGCGTTGAGAATGTTTACGAAAAATTGTTCGGTGACAAACAAACAATCACCCAAATTGAGGCATCAATTGCCAGCACGGTTGAGCAGCTTGAAATGCTCAAAAATATGAGCAAAGGAAATGATCCTTTAATAGCATCACAAGCCCGACAAGTTAAAGAACTAGAATTCACAATATTAACGCTGAGAGAATTAATAGCGACCGGGCACGTTTTAGAGACTAATCCAATAACGCCTAAAGTTGATGTTTCTGGCACGATAAAAACGCTCGATAATTTGGAAGCCAGGTTATCCAAAATAACCGATAGCAATGTGAGTGGCGATGTTACTACCACCGAAACAACCTTGGTCGATGTGACCGGAACAACCGGCACCGAAAGATTTGCACGCGAGTACGAATTTCAACTAGACCATGACCGACGAATGCTTGAGTTAAACAGGAATCGTTTAGACGCCGAAAATGCCGACAAAAGCGCAGCGTATGGGGTTGCTTTTGAGATGCAAAGGAAATCGTCCCGTATGCTGGAAAACTCGCGCAGAAAAGATATTGAAGATTTAAAAGAAGATGGCAGAGACACTTTAAAAACACTGAGCAGCCGATACAAGGCCGCGTTTGCTTTAAATAAATCTTTTGCACTAAAAGATGCTTTAGTCAATACATATAACGGCGTGGCCAAAGCGTTAAATAATCCATTCCCGCTCAATCTAGGGTTTGCAGCAATTGCCCTGGCAAATGGCATGGCCCAAGTTGCAGCCATTAGGTCAACTCAATTCCGGGCTAATGGTGGACCGATGAGCGCCGGCAGCCCATACATTGTGGGTGAGCGCGGACCCGAATTAGTGGTGCCTAATCAGGCGGCAAACGTGGTCCCTAATGACCAGCTAGGCGGCGGCAATTTCACCATAAATATATCTGCAAATGATACCGCTGGATTTGATGAATTATTGACCAAACGGCGTGGCACATTAATGAACATTATTAATCAGTCATTAAATGAGCGCGGGAGGCCGGCACTAGCATGAGTTATCCCACAACCCCAAAGTTTAACGCCATAAATCTACAATCGGAAAGCCCGACTTTATTTTCTGAGACAGTCAGCGGAAGGATGCAAAGCCGCAAAATCGGTGGCCAAAAGTGGACCTTTACCGCAAGCTATCCACCATTAACCAGGAGCGAATTTAACCCGGTCTTTGCGTATGTTGTGGCCCTGGAAGGGCGCCATGGTGTGTTTACAGTAACACCGACAGAAATAAGCACTAGCAGCGGCAACCCCAGTGGCACGGTGACGTGTTCAGCGGCAGCCCTGGGCGTTAAGTCGGTCACAATTGCGGGGCTTACAGGGGCTTTAAAGGCCGGTGACGTGGTTAAGTTCTCAGGGCACACAAAGGTTTATATGCTAACCGCCGACCGCTCTGGCAATGGTGCAATGGCTTTTACGCCGGCATTAATAACAGCGGTCACAACGTCGGATACAGTCACCTATTCCAACGTGCCATTTACGGTTCGTTTATCAAATGATGTGCAAGGTTATAAACTGGGCGCGGGTAATTTCTTTAAATATGAAGTCGATTTTGTGGAGGCTTTATCTTGAGCAGACCCATAAATTCCGCAACTATTGCCGAACTAGCAAAAGACAGTTTTATAATGGCGCACCTGGTTAAGATCGACTTTGAAACAGCGATTTATATAACCGAGTGCCCGCAAAATTTGGTTTATTCTGGCGATACCTACAATTCAAGCAGCGCATTAAAAGGTATATCTAGCGTCACGGAAACCAGCGAGGTTCAAGTGGGCGCGGTCAGTGTTACTTTATCGGGTGTGAGCCAAGAATACATAACCATTTTATTAAGCCAGCCGTATATCGACAAACAGATAACAATTAACCGGGTTTTATTAACAGATAGTTATTCAATCATTGGTGCGCCGATTACCATTTATGACGGCAGAATTCAAAGTTTCTCAATTTCAGATAACGACGACACAAGCAGGATTGTAATTTCTGCCAGTTCTCATTGGGCCGATTTTGACAAAAAAGCCGGACGCCGAACTAATCACAATAGCCAGCAAATTTATTTCCCTGGTGATCTAGGGTTTGAATTTGCAGCCAACACCGTAAAAGACTTGAAATGGGGGCGCGCTTAAAATGGGTTGGTTAAGAGATTTTATTAGCGACCCGATAGGAACAGCGATTGGCACAATCGGCCAAATCGGACAATCTATAATCGACTTTACGGTTGACAGTATAGGCGAAGTGGTTTCCTGGTTCGTAGAAATTCCAGATTATGATGATGCCGCCGCACAATATGAAGGGGTCTTGGTTAACAAACAGTCAAATATCGCAAGCCTACCAGTAATATATGGCCAGCGAAAAGTCGGTGGAACCAGAATATTTATAGGTAGCAGCGGAACAGATAATATTTATTTATACATGGTCCTGGCTATATGCGAGGGCGAAATACATTCCATTGGTGATGTGTATATAAATGATATTTTAAGCACGGATTCCAAATATTCTGGCTTACTCACCATTAACAAATACACTGGAACAGATAACCAGGCGGCAGATTCTACCCTGGTCAATGCAAACATTGGTTGGAATAGCGCGCACAAACTAAGTGGCGTTGCTTATTTGGCGATACGATTTAAGTGGGACCAGGACGCGTTTGGCAGCATTCCAACCGTCCATGCAGTCGTGCAAGGCAAGAAGGTTTACGACAGCCGTACCAGCGCCACAGCGACCGTGGCGAACAGTTCAAACCCGGCCTTGTGTTTGCGGGATTATTTGACCAATTCACGCTATGGAAAAGGCTTGGCAACGGGGTTTATTGACGATACTTTATTTAATGCGGCAGCCACAAAGTGTGACGCCCTGGTAACATCTTACACCGGCAGTTCAAACCAAAAGATTTTCACCTGTAACGCGGTCATAAATACCGGACAAAGTTTAATCAATAACGTCAAAGTTATTTTATCCTCCATGCGCGGCATTATGCCTTACAGCCAGGGTAAATATGGGCTGGTCATTGAGGACCAGGGAAGCGCCACATTTGCGTTTGACGAGTCGCACATTATTGGTGGTATTTCAATTCGCAGCGAATCCAAAAAGACGAAGTTCAATAGAGTCGTTGCAACTTTTGTTGACCCATTATCCAATTGGCAGCTAAATCAAATCGAATACCCCATTGCCGGAAGTGCAGAAGAGGCGGGATATTTAGCAGAGGATGGCGGCATTGAGTTGGTCCGAAATATGGACCTACCTTGCACGACCAATATATACAGCGCCCAAGACATTGCCGAAATCGGTTTGAAGCGTTCAAGGAGTGCGTTAACGGTGACGTTTAACAGCACAAGCGAAGCCCTAAATTGCTCTGTTGCAGACATTGTTAGCGTGACCCATTCAACGCCAGGGTGGACCGCCAAAGCTTTTAGATTGCAAAAATTAACGCTAAACCCAGACGGCACGGTGGCGGTATCATTAATCGAGCACCAAGATTCAATTTACCCTTGGTCCGTGAAAACCGAAGCGGATAATATCCCGAACACTAATTTGCCGGACCCGTTTTTGGTGGCGTCGCCATTGCCGATCGGCATATCAGAAGAATTATATATAACGGTCAATTCAAAAGGTACGCAAAGCAGGGCGATCTTTTCCTGGGCAGCGCCAAACGATGCGTTTGTGGTTAATTACGAAGCCGAATACAAAGCCAATGGGGCGTCGATTTATACGTTTATTACAACGACAAGCGCATTAAAAGCCAATGTGGATGATATACCGCCAGGGCAATATGATTTTAGAGCCAGGTCAATTAACTCACTGGGCGCTAAATCTGAGTGGGCTTATTTAAACAACAAGACAATATCAGGATTAACGGCCGTCCCTAGTGACGTTAATAATTTCTCAATTCGTGCCCTGGATGGGCAATGCCATTTAACCTGGTCCCGAATTACGGACCTGGACGTGATTAATGGTGGTTATGTTCGGATACGTCACAGCCGGTTAACAGCAAATGCCACCTGGGAAGATGGCCAAGACATTGGCGAAGCGATTGCTGGCAGCCAAACCTTTGCGGTGCTTCCATTATTGTCTGGCACATACATGGCCAAAGCCGTCGACGAAGGTGGCCGATTTAGCACCAATGGGAAATATGCAGTAACGACGGTGCCCAATATTTTAGACTTTAATGCAGTAGTCACAGCAACGGAAAACCCATCTTTTGGCGGTACTCGCACCGATATGATTGTGGTTAATAATATTTTAAAACTGGACGGCTCGCCCAGGTATATATTAGCCGAAAACAGCGACTTTTTAATTGCCGAAAACGGCGACAGATTAGCGCGTGAAATTGGTGATATCGGCATTATAGAATCCAGCGGGTCATATTATTTTGCAAATTCAGTGGACCTTGGCGAAACATATACCAGCCGTTTAACTGCCAATTTAAGTTCATCCGTAACGGTCGCGTCAGATTTAATTGATTACCGGACCGCTCTTGTGGATACCTGGAACAATTTCGACGGGGCAAGTTCAGACGCAATCACCGCCGTTTTAGAATTGAGAACCACAAGCGACAA